AGCGTTATTTGATACTGTTGCTACCTCTGTTGAGGTGTTATTAGGCTGCGTGTTAGCCTCAATTTGCTTTGCTGGATCTTGCTCTGGTTGTTTCTCTGCCTCTACTGCGGCGTCTGATTCAGCAATCACCTCTAGCTTAAGCTTGTGGTACAAATCCTCATCAATGACATTGTTGCGCCGGTCGTAGTTGTCGGCCTCGATATTCTTTGTCTGTAGCGCACACTGTTCGGCTGTAGTAAGCTCGCGTATCTCCGTCTCGCTAGTATCCACAGTCTCTTTTTCTTCTGGCAAAAGCTCATCAACAGTGGTTACCTCTTCTATTAGCTCATCATCTTGCTTGTCATTGCTTTCTGGCTTTTTTGTGTAGTCTTTTTTAAAGCCACTAGGCACGGGGCGATCATCACTAGTAGTTGTAATGTAACGCTCGCCGCCTGGGTTAAGGTAAACATTGATATAGCCACACTCTGCTAGCTGTCTGATAATGCGTGATACTTGTGACTTTGAAAGGTCAAACGCATCTGCGAGATACTGGTTTGTGCACCACGCGTAACCTTTCATGTTAGTGAGTGCTGATATTTCAACCATGATTACTTTTGCTGTACTATTCAAACGCTTGTCATACCGCACGTCAGCGTTCATGTAGCCCGTCCAGCCAGCCTGGTGGTTTCTGTCTCCTAGCTCCACTTTGAAATGTCTCCCAAAAATACTAATTTCGCCATGTTTAATATACTATCTGGTGATAAAACGCGATAGTATACTGGGCTACCGCCAACATATTCTTTTGTAACCCAACACAAATCTCTTAATGTTTTGAAAGAATGAAAAGTACGTTTTGTATCAAACCTTAATGCTCGCGCAACATCTTTTTGTGTACAAATTACTCCCTTTTCCTTGCCTGGAATAAGTTCACGACGCCTTTCTGCTAAATATTTGTATACTTTAAAAGCATCTTCTGCTCGCTCCATATCTCTGCTATAGGCCGCGAGATAAAGCATCATTAAATGATATGCCTTTAATTCGTGCTTATAACCCTCTTGGTTCATCTTCTGTTTCCTTTCACGTCCCGAGGACGCGACCACCGAGCACAGGAGAAGCTCGGTGGTGATCCTCGATAATTGCATTATTGTTGGTTCACTCCTGTACTTCCAATAATACACCAAGCCGGCTTAAATAGCAATAGATTTTTGCCATTTTATTAGCTGATTTTTTCATCTCCAAAATCGTCCATTTTTGCCACGCGGCTTGCCGCGGACAAGCGAGCAAAGCGAGCGCGTCAGTGTTATGTTATTAATTTATGTTATTTATTTATGTTGTCTATATATATACCTACGCAAATTTGCGCATACCCCTCCGCACGTGTGCGCATACCCCTACGCATCAGCGCGCATACCCCTCCGCACGTGTGCGCATACCTTTGAAAAAATCTCTTAAAAATCTATTGACTCTCAACGTCGTGCATGCTACTATAAGACCAGCTAAAGATTAAAGAGAAAGGACAAAATCAATGGCTAAAAACACTAACACAACAAACACAAATATTATTAATAAGGTTACAAAACCATTTGCAAAGGGCCTTACCATCCTTGATTTGGTAGCCCGCCTCGCACTCGGTATCGCAGTATGGTTTGTGCCAGTTCCTAAATTCATGGTATACGCCGCTACGTTCCTGGGCGCTGTTGCAGCCTTCCAAACAGCTGCTATGCTATGGAAGGCACAAAAATAATCACCTAGTGCCGCTTATGAGTAAATACAGGTGGGAAAGGATGACGGACGGAGTGAAAGCCGTGACCGGAATCATAGCAATACTATTAGCCTTAATGGCAGTACCTCACATCAACAAATCGGCAGCATCGACAAAGTACGAAGCTACGCCAGAAAGCAAGCAGCAGCAAGGCGAGATAGCCAAGCGGCTCGAAAAGCTTGGAGTGGAGACGCGCCAACAAATCGAGGCTAAAGCCAAGATTGACGCAGAAAACCAAGCTAAAGAGCAAGCGGCCTTGCAATCCAAGCTAGCGGCAGAGGCAGAAGCTAAAGCGTGGACAGTGTCCACCTCGCCACACGCCAAGGTATCAGTGGCTCGCATTAATGAGACGCTGGCAATCCTACGCGAGCTAGGACTCACCAAGATGGGTGCGGCCTACCTTGTAGGCAACTTTATCGCCGAAAGCTATGTAACACCGTGTGGTGTACGAGGCGACGGCGGAGTAGCAGACGGGCTGGCGCAATGGCATCCTGGTCGGCGCGTAGATATGCCTTGTGGCTTGCGTGAGCAGCTTGTATGGGCTGTAAACGTAGAAATGCCACGGGACGCCGCGAAGGGCGGGTATCCAGGCCTAGCAGCTCGCTTGCGCGATCCTAATGAGACACCTCAAGGTATCCTGCTCGGATTCAAGCAGTGGGAGCGCTACGGGCTCGAAGGTAACCGCGCAGTGTATGCCAAACAGGTATACGAGTCGCTCGGCAAGTAGATAGCTCAAACATATAATAATACGGCCACTATGCGAGGGTGGCCGTATTTTGTTCTGTCTTGTATCATAATAGGAGACGACCGCAATTTTACAAATAAAACTTTAACTATCAAGAGAGAGATAATGAGCAATCTACCATTATATCCCGGGTCACTCGATCCAGAAAAAGAAAGTTACCAGCTTATCTTTAATGATGAATTTGACAGCGCACGTTTTGATCGATCAAAATGGCTTGAATCAGATCAGCCAGACGTTGCGGGCCAGCGACGATCATATATGGGCGGATGGCCTAATATCTCACAGGGCGGTGGTGAATTTACTATTAAAGCCACCTATCAAAAGGACAAGGTAATAAACGGTCAGAAATATGATTACCAGAGCGCATGGATACAGACTATAGATAAATTCACCGGCCCTCTATATATTGAAGCTCGTATGAAACTGCCAAGCAATACAAAATGGATGCAAACCATGTTTGACATGATCCCGACCATTCCAGACAGGTACGCAAGCTGGCTTAAAAGTATGACTATACGTGTTGTCGCAACATGGCAAGATAACGGCACTTTCCTAAACCATGAAATTATATATGGCGGGGATGGCGACGTATCGCGCACAGTCAAGCGTGAGCAAAACTCTACCGTTTCAGATTACCATGTATACGCTTTCGTGGTTAAAGATGATCGAGTGCAAATATTGGTTGATGGTGAGGTTCTCGCCGAAAAACTTACAAATACCACTCTGGCCGGCCAGAATCTTACCGGCAACCAGCCATTTGATATAGAGTTTCAACCACGCCTTGGCATCGCCTTCCGTGGAATTTACATAGCCGGTTTGGCGGAGGCACTGCCGCAACAAATGGTTATTGACTATGTCCGTGTCTATAAACCCGTCGAACTACAGGAAGAGGAACGCGGCGGCAATACTATCAGAGGTAGAAAAATGCGCCTCATCCAGGGCTAGAAGTTTTCCACAGCCTATAGAAAAATACCGGCAAAAAGTCGGTATTTTCTATTGCATTATGCACGACGTTGCGCTATGATAAGTACATAAGCAAACGGGGCGAGAGCAAGACGAACTTTGCAACTTAACAATCAGGCTTAAAAACAACTTTAAAAGAAAGGATAAAGTAATTATGGAAACTAAAGTAATTGCGACTATCGGCAAAATCGCCGCTGTAGTCGGGTGTGCAGCGTCACTTACGCTGGCCTACATGGCAATCATACAATTTAACATTTTGGCTGTGTTCTTTATTGCAGCCGCATCATTCAACGTTTGGCTGTTCTGTGAGTGTGACGTAAACGACAGGCTAGCAAGTAAGGTGGTACGATAATATGCCGTTACTAATTATTATCTTAGCAATCCTATTTTTGCCATTGTTGGCCTCACCAATAGTACTTCTCTTTGTAGTGCTGTTTGTTGTCACGTATATCTGTATGACGGTTTCAGACTACATCGCGAAGCGCAACCCAAAGTACGCAGCATGGCGTGAGAAGCGACGCGCAGAGAAGGAAAAAGCGCAGATTGAATGGGAGGCTTTCAAAGAGTCGCTCAAGCTCGACAAGGAAGAGCACAAGCGCAAAGTGCACGAGCGAGCACTGGAGATTAACCGTGGCATCAAACAAAGCAAAAATTAGGCTGAAGCTCAAAACCTACAGCGAGCAGTTATACTACATGACAGACGCGCTGAAGCTTATGGGCGACACACTGGGCGGAGATAGCTCGAGAAGGCCAATTTATATTGCAAACGCAATTGGACACATCGAAAAAGCATCTAGTATGCTTGCTAGAGTAGCCCAAGACCTTGAAACAAAGAAACCTAAAGGGGAATAAATGAACTACAATACACCAAACCTAAACCAAGAAACAAACGACAAATGGGCGCAGTTCGACACACTGAGCGATCACTTGCGCGGACACTGTAAACATGAAACTGAGGAAAGTATGACAGAGTACAAAAAACACATTGGGCAATATAATGACATGATGATTGATACACCATCACCAGAGGAGCTGCTGGCTGAACGTAACAGCGCAGCGCTGGGCGACGGGATACAATCGTTTGCGATTCCACGGGCAGTCATTAAGGGTGAACACCCTGAGCCACACGACTGGCAAGCACCAGAGGCTGAGCCTATCCAAGACGCAATGTTTGAAATGCAAGAGGTTGTAGACGGGCTACCAGAAGAGGAGCTACAGGCCTATAAAGACCAGATGCTTGCAGAGATTAGCGACCGTGAAGCCATCGTGGACGCTATCAACCGCCGGTTAGACAGTGTGCAGGCCAAGCGATACACAAGCGGCGTACGTAATGCCATCACCAAACAAGTGAAGATGTAATGTACAAATACACAATCATGTTTCGCCAGCGCCAACGCGAAAAGCCACGAGAGTTTGTGACTGAAGCGGAAGGCGCTCGCGAAGCGCTCAAAAAGCTTGAACAACAAAAAGGTATGATTTTCTCATACCGCATAACTAACGTAGAAAGGATCAAAAGTGCTTGAAGATTTAAAAAGTGATGACGGCCAAGACAGTGTAAAGACCGTAGACCAGGCAGTAGCGTTGCTTGGCGAAGTGCAAGACTGGCTTATCAAAGAGCTTGCGCGGCCACAGTACTACCGAAAGCAATTAGCTGAAGCCATCACAGACATTGAAAAAGCTATAGATTTAACAATTGATTATGGCGAGAAGATGGGAGAGTGGGAGTGAAACAACAAATTTTAGAAGTACTCGACAAGTCAACCAATAATGGTATGAAGGCAGAGGAGATAATGGAGATTACCAGGAAGTGGCTCGTAGAGAATCTAAACGATATTCTTTATAACGGCAAGGACGGCGACATTGACGCGCCGGCTTTTGTTGACGACATAAAAATATTTATGGTTGGTAGATTGAAATAGTAGAAAAATAAACCTAGGAGGATTTTTAGATGGAGAATAAATGGCGAAGCAGCGCACTGTGCGCACAGACAGACCCGGAAGCTTTCTTCCCAGCGAACAAAGCGTACGCTGATGAGTATAACGGGTATAATAACTACAATGATGCACGCAAGATTTGTGCAGAGTGTCCGGTAAAAGGTGAGTGTCTAGCTGATGCGCTTATGACCGGCGACGTAGAGTACGGCATGCGAGGTGGACTTACACCACGTGAGCGTATGGGAATTTTAGCAACAAAGGTGGCAATGTATGAGTAAGTATATTGTATCGTCACTGAGCAAATACAGCGAGCATGACAATGAGATACCAATGGTAGATAAGGTGGTTACGTTCAACAAAAAGCCAACATTTGAAGAGGCACACGAGGCATTTGAAGAGTTTGCCTTTTTCGACGAGGATGAATGGAAAAAGATTGACAACGAAACATGGGAGACATACATCGACAGCGATTACTACGAGTATGGCGACCCGCTTTGCTACCAAATCAAAATCCAAACACCAAAACAACACAAAGAGATGGTAAATAATTGGATCGAATATATCAAACTTAACACGACACCAAAGGAAGTGACAAATGTTGCTGACTAAATATAAGGTGCAAGAGCTGGTGGAGAGCGTCGAAATTGACATGGACGAAGTAGAGGCCAAAACAGTAGCTTTTGTTAAAGAATTTGACGACGACAGCGTCACGCTTGTGTATGCTACCGTTGAAATATTCAAAGATAAAATACTGGACGAATTGGGGAGACTATAAATGATCCAAGACGTAAACAAAGCCACTGGTGAGCTGTGTGAACTAGACGCTAGCACACCAGAGGCTGCTGCCATCGCTTATGAGTATCTAACACAGATGGAGGCGATGGCGCGGCGGATGAAGCAACATATCAAAGAAGATATGTTGGTGCGGATGGGCGATGACGAAGAGCTGGACGCCGGCAACGGCTACACCTTTAAATTCTCTAGTCGCGCCAGCAAGTACGTATACCACAAGCCTACGCTCAAAAAGTACCTTGATGAGGACGCTATGGACTCTATCAGTGTGGTTGACGTTAAAGCCGCCGACAAGCTGGTAAAAGAGCTTAAAGAGTCCGGCGTATTAAGCGATGAGGAGATTAAAGAGCTAAATGACGCCAAGTATGTAGAGAACTACACGAGTGTATTTAAGTTGGAGGTACAGTAATGCATCTACGACTATTCAAAAAGCGTATCAAACAGTCATTGAACTGGAAAAAATTGCCAAGTAACCTTAAGCCTAGATACATTCTAGAGGAGATGGAGAGCTATGCAGAGAAGACCAAAAAGCGCAAAAGCAGAGGCGAGCATACACGCACGAGTAGCAGACCACATAAAGATTAAGTGGCCGTTTGCGGTATTCCACACAGACTATGCGGCTGGCCTTAAGATGACCATAGGCCAGTCCGCACAGAATAAACGGCTACAGAGTGGGCGTGGTTATCCAGACCTAACGATACTAGAGCCGGTAAACGGGCTACACGGCCTCCTCATCGAGCTAAAGCGTGAGGACGTACACTTGTACGCCCGTAGGACGGGCAGCAAGGTGCGAGAGGGCGACTATAAGGTACGTAAGGCCGGCGACTGGGCAAATAGGCACTATGAAGAGCAGGCAGCTATGCTACTGGAGCTGCTCAAGCGAGGTTATTACGCAACATTTGCTTGTGGCTACGATGAGGCAGTAGGAATCGTTGATAAATATCTATCTGGGGGTATACATACCAAGCACCGGTTTGAACTGGTACAAGAGTATGAGATGGTATTTGAAAACTACAAAATAGACACTAGCAATAACGAAGAGGTATTTTAATGACACCAGGGCAAAAGCGAGCAAAAGCACTGCTAGATAGCGACCCTAACTACTACAAAAAGATAGCAGAAAAATCAAAACAATCACAAAAACGATACAAAATGAACACAAAAAAGGCGACGATTGCAGCATGGAAGCGGTGGCACAAGGATGAGCCGCTACCAGAATGGATCGAGCAAATGGCTGAATAAAAACAGCCATTTTGCTTGACTTATGCACGACGTTGATATACAATAGAAACGTAATATAAAACGAAAGGACAAGATATGGCTGAAACACAACAGCTAAACCTTTACCAAAAGCTTGCCAAGATAACTGGCGAGATTGGGGTTATTGCCAAAGACGGCAACAACCAACAACAAAAGTATAAATATATTGAGTACGAAACCATCGCGGGCAAGTTCCGTGAACTTTTCAGCAAGTACGGTGTCGTACTCATTCCAAGCATGGTCGAGCAAGAGCGTAGCGCCATCACGACCAGCCGCGGCAGTTCTGGCGTAAGTACTGTATGTCACTTTGAATTTACAGTGGTAAACGCCGACAAGCCAGACGATCGTTTTGTCGTTAAGTGGCAGGGTGAGGCAGCCGATTATGGCGACAAGGCTACTAATAAGGCAGCCACGGCAGCGGTTAAGTACTACTTGATGCGCCAGTTTAACATTAGTAGCAAGGGCGACGAAGACCCGGACAGCCAGACGCCAGAGGTTGCAGCAAAGCAGCAAAAGCCGGCGATGGCTAGCGTGCGCCAGATTGTAGCGGTAAGCAAGCGACTCGCCGCAAAAGGTGTGACGAGCGACGAAGACCGCAAGGCTATCCTTGGCGCTGCTATTGGCGGCAAGGGCGCTGTACTCGACCCAAGCAAAGTAACCGTGGTAAAGCTAAAAGAGGTAGCAAACCGAATCGAAGGGGCTACGCTCGAGCAGCTGCTAGCATCAATCGATAAAAAGCCAGAACAGCCAACGCCAGATGAATTTGATGGGCCAGTTGACTTTGACAATATACCGGAGTTTTAAGAATGGTAGACAACAGACAATGCGCAGACATGGCAAAGCGGGTATTGAGTATGTACACCAACCCACTCTCTGCTGCTAACGTTAAGCCGCCGCAAAGTAATGTGAACGTCCAAATAAAGCAGTTTAAAGATGGCAAATTTGGTTGGGTGGTATATGATGGCTCGCTGGAGCTTTCTCACTCCACACGGCCTTATGAGACGAGCCAGGACGCGTCAGACGGCGCTGTGCGGTACTTACACTATCTTGGCCGGCACGTCCTTGCGGCGCTTGGTTACACAAACAATAAAGCCCATCACGGCAATTACACGGAGAAGATATAATGACGATCACGCTTGACTTGGTAAAGGTATTTGTATGGTTTTACGTTCTGTGTGCCATATTCACTGGCGTAACCTATACATTTAAGATTCTTAAAGCAGAATCAAAGGGCGAGGCCATTGGTAGCGCTATTGGTGTTATCATTGTGGCTATTGCTACATACCTACTAGCAAAAGCATATCTGTAGTTTTCAACAGGTAATGAACAAAGCCGGCAATAATGTCGGCTTTTTCTATTGCATTATGCACGACGCTAGCGTACTATAGAAACATAAAGGTAAACAGAAAGGACATATAGCTTTGACTATCAAAGAACAAATACGTTATGGAGTGTTGTATACGTCGCGTTTTATGCACTATGTACACGTAGAAGATAAAGACGGTGTGCTTTATTTCAGGTCAGAGGGCGAGATTGTCGACATGTACGACTATAGCGACGCTGCCAAACAGATAGAGGCCGAAATGGACGAGCACCATATAAATAAAGCCACGGTATACGTGGATACAGAAGAACACTTTACGGTTATCAGAGGCTAGGAAGTGGGAAACCCCTGCTGTCTTCTACATCAGCAGGGGTTGAAAAGAGGGTAAAGTGGTTGTGGAAACCAAGGTACTTGGAAGGCCGAAACCCTCCACTAGCTCAATTATAGCACATGATTATTTCGAATCAATAGAAAGCCCCGCCGGAAACACAACAAAACGGCGGGGCATATTGCCTGGTTGGAGAAAGGACGAGACAACCAGGACTGCGACGTACCCATAGGGGGGCGAATAACTCGAACGTCGTACCTCTATTTTACCAATGGCAGTGTGATATACACAACTACTTAATATGGAATATAGAGCGGATGGCGTTTACAAGCCATTGCACCATGCTATGGATCGATACAAGCATCTTGTGGTCTTCGTCTGCTCTATCGCCCTCTTTAGCTTCTGGCTCGGCTGGAATCTCTGGCGTTTCAGGCTCAGGAATAGCGGCACGGTTTTGGCGCTCAGCCTCAGCGGCTTTGGCTTCCTCGGCTGCTTTAGCTTTCGCCTCTGCTTCCGCACGGGCTTCTGCCTCGTGAGCTGCTCGAGTCACAGCCTCTTGGCGTTGTCTGTACTCCTCAGAGGCCAGCAAATCGCGCTCAATTGCGCCATAGTCCCAACCTTGGGCAATCTGCCCTCGGTAGTGCTTTAAGCCTTCCTCGTCCGCCTCACGGCCTAATACGCGCCGGTAGATGCGGTTAATTTCATCGATTTGGCTCTGGATAGCCTTGCGGCCAGCCTCGGCTTCCTCTTCGCGGCGTTGGCGTACAATGCGGCCCTCTTGTGAATTGGCCAAGTCCTCTTCGATTTGTTGCCAGTTCCAGCCGGCGTCAATCTGCTTTAGGTAGTGGCTCTTTGCGCCTTCGTCTACGTCACGGCCGAGTACCCTGTGATACAAACCGTTAAGGTAGTTTACCTCATCGCTGCGGTCACGGGTGCGCACGATATTCTCAACGTAGCTACGGACACGGTAAATGTTGTAGCCACCAATACGCCATGGTGCGTCGATTGGTGAGACATTAGCGCTGTAGACAGTACCTACACCGTAATCAGCGGTGCGCTGGCCACTGGCACTTACGTTTTCCTCAAACACAGTGCCATCACCCATGTAAACGCCAATGTGGCCGTAACCGCCACCGTCGTATGGCCAGACGATAATATCGCCACGCTTCAGGTCGCCGACACGGTCAGCGATACCCTGCGCTACGAGTGTGTTGCCAAAGTCTTTGGCGTCGCCACGAGCAGCAAATGGCCGGGGCACGTTCTCGCACATCTCAGCCAAAAACCACTTAATGAGGCTAACACACTGGCCAGTGAGCACACCCTCGGTGTTGTCAGCTAACCCAGCAGGGAAAAAGATGCCGATACGCTTACTTGCCCAGTCTTGTGCGTTTGCATCTACTGCCATTATTTAGCCTCCGTCGTCTCGTCGTCAGCGTAGATGCTCTTGTAGATGCTCTCGGCCAAGTTCCAAGCGTAGCTAATAGCACCGCTCCAGGTAGCAAACAGGCCCATGCTTGGCAGAAAACCAAGGTCAAAAAGTTGCTTCTCAAGCCCTGGTACAGCCAGTAAGCCAAGCGCTGCGGTCAAAACAGCGAGTACGACCTGTAGGCCAGTACGAACTGCGCGCCCAAGTTTAGTGTGTTTGTTAAGTAGTTGTTTTGCAAATTCCATTGCAAACCTCCATTTAATTAAATTGTTATGCAATTAGGTTGGTGGTCGATTTTGTATAAACGCCTGTACGCGCCGTTCTGCTCGCTCGGATATTTCCAGGCAATCCATGACGTTTGGTTGCCAGAGTTATCTTTAACATCCACACAAGCTAACACGGGGCTTTGGCCATCTGCGCCGTTCACCCCGTTTAGTCCGCTCAAGCCTGCTGCGCCAGTCGCTCCGGTCGCTCCAGTCTCACCTTTACACTTACCGTTCGCACAGTATCGCGCCACGGCTGCGGCTACCTGCTCGTCAGATGCGTTTTTACCGTCACTCCCCTTACAGTTCCCGCTTGCACAATATGATGCTACAGCAGCCGATACTTGTGCGCTAGTGGGCGATTCTGAACACTGATTGGTGATACAGTAGGCTTTAACCGCCACAGCAATTTCTGTAGCGGTTGGTGCTCTACCGTCTGCCCCGTCTTTACCAGACGTTCCGATAACTGAACCGACATTACGGGCCTCTCCGTCAGAGTAGTAGACGACTAGATTGCCGTTTTTGTCTACTTGGGCGTTAGTGATGCTAGTTACTGGCTTTTCTACCTTTGCGCCGCCGCTGATAGTGACAGATTGGCCAGGCTGGAGTGTAAGGCTTTTAAAGAGAGTATAGCCACTAAAGGCTAGGCTAAATATCATAGCCACTGATAGCGCTTTAAGTAGCTTATCTCTTTTCAACCACTCTACGGCGTGTCGTACCTTGCTCATCGCAGCAACCCCCCGCTCCCCCTGCTCAGCAATGCAATAGCGATAGGAATAAATGAGGTGATCACAGCACCCACTACGAGACGAAACAGCCAGCGGTTACGGTCTCTTGCGTCTGCTGCGTCCGCCTTCAGGTCTTTAATCTCACCGTCCAGCTCGCGTATCTGCGCCTCAATATCTTTTTTGTACAGGTCAAGCGCGTAGATTGGCACAAAGCTACCCTCTTTTCGTGCCTCGTGCTTCTGTATAGCGTCGTCTATAGCCTCTTTAACCTCGTACTTATTCATTGGCTGTAGTTCGCTCATCGCTTCGTGTACTCCATGATCACTAAGGCTGTGCCATCCGACCGGGTGTTGTAACGGAGTTGTTGCACACCGTTATAGACTGCGAGTTTTGCTTGGAAGTACTGCAAGGATGGGGCTGCCGGGTTGGTGTAACCGTTCGGATAGCGCTCACCATTAGCCATGTTAAGGACAGCATCAAAATTAATGAGGCTATCCACCATAGCAAATGTACCGTCGGCAAAACCGTTTTCTTGTCCATTGCCAGTTGTGTTAAATCTGAACACTTTGCGGTAGATTGGCTTGCCGTCGATAAAGGTTTTGTTGGTGTTAATTTCTGATGTTGAGTACTTATTCTCATTGAACTGTGCCCAGTCTATGGCGTTGCGGCCGATACTACTATCACCGTAGCCCTTAAAGTTGATTGATTTATCTTTCATAAAGCGGCCGTCAACAAAGCCAGGTGATGCAAAGTCTCTAATGTCGACACACTTATTGTAAGTAATCTGCGTAACTCCAGCGTCCACGCGCACCTTGGATAGTCCAATAAATGGGTTGCCAGCGCCCACGGCAGACTGTATTTGGCTCTCACTCGCCCCTTGTGGGTTGCTTGATGGTGCACCTTGCACAACCGTAAGTTTGCACATGTTGTTGCTGTTGTTGGTCACACCGGTTGTTGGTGTTACCTTCATGTCGACGTAAAGCACCACAGTATCGATACGCGGGTTGCTCGTGTTAGCGGTTGGTATAGTTAGGGTCTCTGGCGCGTCTAGCCCACAGTAAATACGGTACATCTTGCCTCCGCTGTTACGCGGTAAGGCTGCAATACCACTGTCTACCTGCACAGACATGCCCGGAGTGTTGGTAGGCGTCACTACGAGGCCGCCAAGCACATCACCTTGGATATGCCAGCTAAAGCCAATCATGTGGCCGTACTCGTCGGTCTTGCCTCCGTCTCGGTTAAATACAAGTCTTGTCATTATGTGTAATCCTTTCAGTTTATATTGTAGTCAAAATATTAATCTTCAGCGAGCCCCTACCGGCAGCGTACAGGTAGAATTTGCCGCGCCATATACCATTATTGCGCCTGTTACCGTCTAACACGATCTGCCAGCGCTGCGTGCCGTCTACAGGGCGTAATCGCTGCACATGATGATCTACCGATCTTTCAGCTTCGTGCGTCTCAGACTTGACGACAAGGCGGTATACGAGGCTACGTAGCTCCTCACGGTCGCCATCCTTCGGCACAAAAGTAACGTCTACTACTCGGTCGTTAAACCCGACGTTGTCCAAATCAACATCCCACCTGTTACCACTCTGCACGATGCTTGTGCGCACACTGTCGCTACCAAAACCCTGCTGCCCTAGCTTTATCTCGTCGCGGAATCGACGCAAGGCGTTGATGCGCTGGTAAAGGCGGTTAGCTGTCATCATATCCAACCTAGACATGCTCTACCACTCCTACTTCTACATTATCATTTGCTACTATGTATACTTTCATACTCACAGTTTGCCCGGCCGTACCAGTAACGCCAACCAACCACTCAACCTGGTTTGTGCGGTTAGACACAAGTGGTAATGGCTGTATGATGCGCTTAAAAAACTGGCCAAACGGCTTTGTTTTCTGGTCTGTCTCGTACACTAGTGTGCCATCAAGGTACCGCGCCTCAAAGATAATGTCGGCAAATAATACCTCACTATGCTTGGCGGTTGCTGTCACGCGTAGGAATTTAGCCCCAGCATTACCAAACTGCCCGCCGCGAGGTAGCGGCCCTTGCCAGTCAGCTACGGCGTTGGTGCTACTCTCAGTAAAGCGCATGTTGTCGCCACTGATTATCTGCGACTCTTTAATTTCGGCCATTTCCCTCTCTAGTTCAGACAATAAAGCCTCGAGCTTCTCGCTTGGCAGCTCACTCATTCTCTCAACTGTCATTTTACTGATACCTCTATATAACCGGCACACGTGCCACGTACTCGCACTTTAAAGCGGAGACGGCAAATGTTGCCAGTGTTTAGTATGAGCGTTTTCCAGCGTGTCTTTAGCGGGTCACCCGCTAGTGACTCGTCAATCTCCATGAGCTTGCGCACTGTTACGGCCGCCCTATCGCTGTCCTCATAATACAAGCCGCCCTGTATCGAGCTATATTGTGGAAAGCTCCACGCCTCCTGGTTGATCATGCCTACATACATAAACATGTAGCCGTTTACGATAGGCTGCGTCTGTGAGCCATTGCCGGTAAACGTTACCGTAATCTCTCGTGAGCCGTTAGGTATCGTTCCATCATAATCCCATGTACGGCCGGTTTCACTCTCATAGGTGCGCACGCCGCTCTTGCCAGAGGTAGGTTGTGTGTACTTTAACTCCCTAAAATCTATCTGGAGTTGTCTCAGCTCCTCATATAGAGTGTTTTCAGATAAGCGATCAAGTCTAGTCATCGTCTTGATCCTCTTGGATCTGCGGTACTGTAAAGTCATCTAGGTACACCTCTATCTGCTCTTCAAAGCCGTTGTCATCCAGGTGTACCTCGATCTTCTGCACTTGGTACACCTTATTCAGCCCCTCAATCATACTGTGGCCGCTTGTGCGCACAGGTATGTAGTCACCAACTCTGATGTAGTTTGTATCAAACTCGCGCCCAGTTACAGTGATCTTTGGAATCTCAAGCATAGTAGAGTACTTGGCTACAGCAGCGGCAGTGTTTTGGTTTAGGGTGCTTTGCTCTTTAACACTGTTAAATGTCACTACCTTTTCGCGGGTGTAGTAAGCGTTGATACTCAGCGGGTCGCTCTGCACTGATACGATTTGATCATCGCCAAAGCCAGAACCAAGCCCCCAGATTTTGTTGTACACACTAGTAGCCGAACGTTCGATGGTTGCGCTCTTCACGTTACCTTCAGGGCCTCCAACGACAAACTCAATGTCAGTACGCGGCGAGCCGAATGTAGACAACGTGTAAAATTTCTTGTCTGGGGTAACCCTCACGTCAAAATTACCGTCGATAAGGTTGGTAAGCCTTAATATCTTATCTTTAACGTCAGCGCGCTTGTATGTACGGTCACGTAGTTTACCGGTCATGTATTGGCCGTCGTGCGGCACTTCAATACCCATATCACCTGTGCTATCGCTCTGGATACGGCGTACAAGGTCAAGCGCAATCTCTGCGGCGTCTGTCTGGCGGTACTCATTGGTCACCAGGCGGTCTTTAAGCATATTTAGGTAGCCTGTCACACGTACTTCAATGTCGGCCTCTTGGTCTATCTTAATGGTAGTAGACGTTACTTGGCCGCCCACAATGTACACACCGTTACGCTTTACTCGCACGTCTGTCTGTAACGGGTAAAGCAATGACTGTGGAGGTGTACCGATGCCAGCACAATATCGCTCAAACTCGTGTAGGTCTACCATAAACTCGATAGTGTCAGCTTCGTTGCGCTCAGTAGAGTAGCGCCGGTTTTTACAGAGGTGAGTAATGTCTGCGAGCTTCTGGCCGTTCTTATGCCATAGCTCAAATGCGTAATCGCTGCCATGTTTAAAGTCCATACTATACCCCCATGAAACCGTTACGCCACTCAACGATAGCTACTACTGTGTCAGCACCGCTTGCGCTCTCCAGCCTAAATACGTTATCGCCAGGCTGTAAGCTAAAGAACGTGCTTTGGTCGCTCAGCTTGTCAAAGATGTTGCCGCCATTCAGCAGGACGCTGCGGGTGCGTGTATCAATGACAACCTCGCTACCTTCAGGCGCGCTAAAGCCAGACAACTGCACGAGCTTGCCGGTAGTCACATTAATCAGTGTTGGGTCAGTCATACTGCCCTTAAACTTGATCACAGGCTTTACTGGAGTGTTACCGTTGTTACGCGCTGTAACCTCGCCACTACCAGACTGCCACTCAACAGGTAGTACGTATGGGAAAACATAACCACCGCCACGCTGCTTGCCGACCTGTATAGATAGTGCTGTGCCGTCTGTGTTGTCGTAGATAACCGGATCAGGGCATAGAAACTCAAAACGAAAGTCTGAACTGTTAATAAGGCGGTCAAAGTCCATCTCGGAATCAGTCAGGTGGCCATTTACCAAGTATGAGTTACCAGCGTTGGTGATCAGCTCAATAGCGATTGATCTTTGCCGCACAGCCGCCATAATCTCTTTGCGCTTCTGTTCTAGCTCCGCTTCATCTTCGCCGAATATACGCCCTTGTATAGACACTTTGCGCATACCGTAGAACTGTGAGGCGACGTAGCCGCCGTCTCTCTCAGTCAAGACGGCGCTACTCGTACGAATCTCGGGAATGGCAAAACCCTTTACTGTGTCCAGGTAAAATCTGCTCTCCCGATCGTTTATTACAAAGTTGTTTAGTTTAATAATCATCCTCTTGCTAGCCTCCAGCCGATTTGCTCGATTACATTGTGCGCATCAACGTCGTTGTGTACTTCCATGTGTTGTATTGTAACACCGCCGCCACCGCCTCGGCTATTCCGGAAAGCGTTCGCGGTCTGTGTAGCAGTGTACACGTCAGCGCCCTTTGGCAGATTAACCAGCTCAGGGCCACGCTCTCCAACCAGGGTAACACCACCGGCGTAGTTCTTCGCACCAAAGGCAAGACGAGGTAAGCCAATGTGAGGTATACCAGGAATGTGAACACCAGGTATTTTGTTGATGATGCCGGCCGCACCGTTGATCATACTGATAAAGCTATTAAGGCCGTTTTGTACCATCCCGATGATGCCGTTGACGACGCCGCGGATAGTACCACCGATCATATTACCAGCTACAGTACCAATTGGCCGGAAAAAGCTCGCAATAGCGTTGTACACGCCGCTAGCAACGCCAATGATGCTGTTTAGCGCGCCAGATGCCGCATTAGCCGCCCAGCCGAACACAGCGCCGAAAAAGTTACCGACGCCAGAGAAGATGCCGCGGATTTGCGCCCAGACACCACCGAAAAAGCCAGCGATAGGCGACCATACAGCCATAACGACAGCAGAAGCGGTTTGGAAAACAGCTTGGATAAAGCCGGTTACAGCCTGGAATCCAGCCGATATACCGCTCCATAAAGCGTTTAGCACGGCCATAATCTGATCTTTAAATGTGATCACAAGCCCGATGAGTAGCGAGAACGGCCAGAACATGATGGCAAGGATGGTCGGGCCCCAGTTTTGCAAGAAAGCAGTCACGTTGTTAAAGGCTGTGGTGATAGCTTGCCATACGTTGCTCAGTGCTTGGCCAATACCGTTAAAGATACCAGTAAACCACTCAACCATGCCATTCCAGGCGTTTTTGATCCACTCAACAGCGTTACTAAAGATGTGGAAGCGTTGCTCAAGGTCGATTAGTAGCGGAATAATAAAGCCAAGCGCAGTTATGATAAGCCCGATTGGGTTATTTCTAACGACGCCAGCCAAGAACTGGAAAGCTCCGCCAGCCTCTCTCACCCTGGTGATTAGGCCGCCGATCCACTTTGCGACAGTCGCAAGCTTCAGCGCTATAAACATGGAGGCGACATAAGAGATAATAGGTGTAAGCGCCGTAAGGGCCGCACCAAACGCCTCAATGATGCCAGAGTTGGCAAGCTCTTTAATGATCTTTGTGAGAGGAGGTAGCAGCTTCATGCCAATATCTGTGCCGACAGTCTCCAGCGTGCTCTTTAAGTTGTCCAACGCACCGTTAAAGCCGCTATTCTGTGCCTTCGCCAAGTCCATAGCAGCGCCAGAACGGCCCACAGCCTTTGACATGTCATCGTATGACTTACCGGCCGAATCAGCCAGGAAGGCAGCCGCACGGAAGGCGTCAGTACCAAAGATGGTGGCCAATGCTTGCTGTTTCTGCTCTTCAGACAGGCCTTTAAGCCCGTTTTGGAGGTTTTGGGCGAGCTGTCGCATACCGACGAACTTGCCGCTAGCGTCATAGGCGTTAATACCAAGCTCATGCATGAGGTTGGCGGCCTTTTTGCTCGGGTTGGCCAGGCTAATGAGCATCGTCTTAAGTGACGTACCAGCGTCAGAACCTTGCATACCACGGTTGGCGAACAATCCAAGTGTGGTCACTGTGTCTTCTAATGACACGCCAAACTGGCTAGCAACAGCTGCAGACTGCTGGAGGCCTAGAGACAGGCCACGAATATCTGTGGCGGAGGCGTTAGCTCCGTTAGCGAGAACGTCAGCAACCTTGCCGGCGTCGCTTCCCTTCAGCTTAAAGGCGTTTAGGGCCTGTGCCGCGATAGTAGCAGCGTCTGCCACGTCAATCTGGCCCGCTTTAGCGAGCGACATAACACCCTTTGATGCTGCGAGCGTATCATTTACCGACAAACCCGCCTTTGATAGCTCTGTCATGGCGTTTGCGGCGTCTCTAGCACTCACACCAGGCAAAGATGCATCTTGGCCCAACTCACGCGCTTTAGCGGCCACCATGGCCATCTGCTGCGCTGTAGCACCAGACACTGATTTGAATATGTTCAAGCCTTGCTCGTAGTCACCGGCCATCTTCACAGAGGCTACACCGGCAGCCAATGCACCAGCGCCCACAAGCTTCATGGCCGAACCAACAGGCTCTAGGTGCTTTTTAAGCTTCCCAGAGGCGGCACTAACCCTATCCATCTCTTGGGTGGCTTGGTCTCGTGCCTTGATAATGATCTGTATAGTATTAGCCATGGTTGTTTACGCTGCTATTCTGGCGCATTGCCTTTTTATTCTCGTACTCGCTCCGCTTGTCTTCAAGGTAGAATATCTTCATCATGTAATTAACCTCTGCGACCGGCTCGTCGTCCATCTCTTGGGCGGTTAGCCCAAACTCTTTACGATAACGCCGGCGAGTTAGCAAGTCCAATGTGGCTGCTTCCTTCGCCGGCCTATCGTAGTAAATGACGCGCTCCAAGTCGCTAACTATTTTGGGTCAGTAGCACCAACCGCCGCAACAATCACTTGCGATGCTGCGGACACTGGCAAATCGTCCAGGTCGTCAGCTTCTGCGTCTACTAGCTCACCGTTAAAGACGATCTTGCCGCCCACAAAACCCTTTTTAACCATAGGCAGCAGCTGTGCTGTCTGGTCGTCGGTTAGCTCACCGTCTGCGCTAGCTTCACCCTGGAAGTTGCGTAGCTCTGGCAGCTGCTTCATGGTTAGTGGTGCAATCTCTACGTAGGCGTCCTTCCACAGCTTGCCGTACTTGTCGGCTAGCATGGCTAGGCTTACTTTGGTTGCAAATTGTTGTGATAAACGGCCCATATTGGTTGGTGTCCTTTCCTTATTGATTTATTAGTAACTTGCGGTGCTGTTCACCAGCTCTGCCTCGATCTGCGTGCCGTTAGCAGCAGAGAAGAGGCCTTGCACGGTAAACTTCTCCATAACAACGTCATCGAGCCCTTGGTCGCGCTCCCACTCGGAGATAACGACAGCAGGCAAGGTAAACTTAAGCGAGGGGTTCTCATCCTTTGCTGTACCGATCTTGTCATCAGTGTTTACCATTGAAAGCTCGAGGGCGTACTTGGTGTTTTTAAGCGATGCATCCTTAAGTGTGTTGTCGCTGTAGCGGCGCTCACACTCAAAGCTCACGTCAAAAGCCTTATTGTGAATCTCAGCAGGCGTGACACTACCAGCCTCGTAGTAAGCCTCAGTGTTGCGCTCAATCTTCACCTTTGCGCTCTTGATCGATACACGTGGTGCGGCTGCAAGGCCGGCTTTGTTGGCGGCCATCTTCAGCTGGCAGTACTTGCTGGTAAACTCAGCCTCAGACTCTACAAACGTGACGGTGCTTGTAGCGGGCGTACCGCGGCGACCGATAAAGTCAGCGGTGTACTTCACGTACTCACCAGTGACAATGTCAATCTCAAGGCTCTTAAGACACGACAGCTCGTACTTAAGGTCAGCAGCTGGTGACTTTTCAAATATAGTCAGGCTTGGCGACAGGTTGCTGTTAAGGCGGGTAAACTGGTGCTTGAATGTACCAGCCTTTGCGCCGGCAGCGCTCGTGACCTGCCCAAGGGCTGCAAGCAGAATAAGCCCAAAGCTTTCTACCTGGATCTTGCCTTCAATCTTGCCCTCGCTCCAAATCTGCGTAACGATGGCGTCATTGTTTAGGTCGATCACGCCCATGGCGCTGTTGTTAAGTGCACTCTCGTGCTTGTCTTGTAGGTCAGCGCTCAAGTGAGGTATCCAGTGAGCCGCGGTAGTGGCTGCTGTGCCACGCGTAGCTTCCTTGGCGATACCATAGCTAATACGCCGACCGATAAAGTCGATATTTGCCATTATTTGGCCTCCGTGTTACTTTTATCATCTGATGTATCAGGCTCAGCCTCTACTGGCTCAGCTTCATCAAACGTCTCATTGATCATATTGTCGAACCTCAAAGCCGCCTCTTGTGCCGACGTGGCCTCAACGGTCTTGCCGGTCTCGGGGTTAAAGTAGGTACGTTTTGGTGATTGGTTATTGTTCATGTTCATACTCCTACCTGATTATAAACAATTTACTAGTTACCTGTGTAGTGGTCGTAGCGCACTATAACATTGATAGTAGCCACTAAAGCCATTACAGGCTCGGTTGCCACGCTCCAGCCAGCAGACGTTGGCACAACGCCTAGTACACGATCTTTACCGCGGTGTCGTAGCCCGTCTAGGTCTACCGTGTCGTCTATAGCGTCGCGAATAAGCCCAGACAGTATGCGCATGTTCTTAAAGTCCTCTGCGCGCTTGCTCTCGTCTTCATTCATAGGAATGATAGCAATGACGTTAAAGCCCTCACGGCGGTGTACTTCAGTGTTTTGCCCAAGCTCGGCTGGTGCGTCGTCTGGCACAATCATCACAGCGGGGTAGCCCTGGTACTTATTTACTCCGTCGTCGTAGTCTACAACCTCAGCAAACACAGGGTTGCCGTCTTCGTCGCGGATAGCCTTTACTACCTCTACTAGTTTGTTGCTGATCTTATTTTGCATGTTACGCCTCCAACTTACTTATTACGTTTGCTATAGCCCGCGCTGCGTACTCTTGTATCTGTGGCTCTGTCTCTTTGTACGTTTTCTCGATAAACGGCTGCGGCTGCGTACCCTTACGAGCAATCGAGCGGGCCACCACGAATGGCGACACATTACCCAGCTTTGCCCGTACCCATCGTTGAAAGTCTTCGTTTTTCCACGGCGGTATACGGCTACCAGGCTTGCGGCCCTTCTCGATAACTGGCGCGTACTTGCTCAATGGCGTAATCTTTGCCTCACCATTGCCAATAGTACGCTGGATATTGCCCGCCAGACGCTGCGTAACACCCACAGGGGCGTTTTTACGCATTGATCGCTGCACTATTACCGAACCATTAGCCAAGATGCGCTGGACAGCTCCAGAGGCCTCTCCGCGCCACCTACGGCCTAGCTGCGGCACGTTACCAGTATCAACCTTGATGTAGGTAGCCATTACGCGGCAAGCTCCAACACATAGTGTGAGTGAGTCACATTGTCAAAGTTTTCGTACGGGTTTAGTGCTTTGACGGCGTAGTTACGCCCAGATTGATCAGTAACAGTATCGTTTACCTTAATCTTGTCAGTGTTGGCGTACATATCAAACGCTTTGTAAGCACTGATATTATACGCCACACTGTTCTCACGGCTCATAGGCAGGATAGTGCACGGCACGCCGCTCATAACGGCCTGTGTCTTCTGCACCATCCCCTGCGTCTTCATAAGGCGCTTGACGGTCACGGTATGACGTAGCATGTTGGCGCTAATCATACCAGCATCCTCACAAACGGCGCTAGTAGCGTTTGCTCTTTCTTTGATACGCTGTAGGTCTTCTGGTAGTTGCCCACACGCTCAGACGTGACAGTAGTGCCACCGCTGCTAATCTCATTAGCCATACCACGCACCATAAGGATAGCGGCCATCTTCACGGCTGCTGGCACGTCCTCAAGCCCATACGTGTAAGTAATATGGAGTTGGTCGTAGTCTGTGCGCTCGTATTGGTCTTTGTAGCCCGTTGTAGACAGTGTGACGCGACCGGTCTTATTGTCCACACTGTAGCCGTGTACCTCACTCAGGCTGTCCTCTGTAGTCTCGTCAGTAATCCTACCTTGCTTTATCTTTGACACCTGTTTGATGTACACATTGTCCAGAAACACCACAGGCCTGTAATCCTGTATCTCTGTCTCTGTCTTTAGCGACCCGAACCACACGCCTGTAATGTCATACAGCCACTGTGGCAGCATATCGATATACATTTGTAGCTCAGCGTCCCTATCGTTGCCGGTGATACCCAGCTGTTTCTTTATTTCGTCTAATGTAACTATAGCCATAGCTTTATTATCTCCTATAAACAGAAAAGGGGACAGCCTCCAGGCCATCCCCTTCGCAAGTCACAGCCTGTTGGCTATTTCTTGTCCTTACCAGCACCTTCAGCAGGTGGCTGCTCATCTTTACCAGCTCCAGCTTCAGCCTTTGCCTCTTCTGCTTCCATCTCAGCGAGCACTCGCTCGTATGGGAATGTAGGCTCGTCGGCAAACATTTCCAAGTCCCACTCGTGAGCGGCGTACTGGTCGCCAGCCTTGTAGCGGGCAATCAGCTCAGCCTTCAGCGCGTCCCACTCTGCCTTATGCTCGGCAATGTAGGCAGCCTGTTCGCGGGCTTCCTCTTGCTCGTGAGTCTCAACGATCTTGTACCGTGGCTCGCCGTCAAAGTAAACCTTTGTCAGCATGTCCAGGTAGTCAAGTTTCTTTTGGGTTACGTGGTACAGGTGGTCACCTGGTACGTAAACGTCCAAACATTCTGTAAATACGATGTGTGCCATTTAGTGTGTCCTTTCTTTTAATTAAGCACCATTCACGCTAGCCATGACGAACCCGTCAGTGATCAGCGGGCTTGCGCCTGTTCGCTTCATCACACGGAGGCTATTGCGGCCACTTTCAAAATCGCCGTTAGCATAACCAAAGTCGATGCGAACACCAGCAACGTCGGTGATCCAGAAACAGTTTTTGTTTACAAGCCACAGCTCATCAAAGTTCATAGCAGTTGCGTCAACCTCTACGAACGGAAGGCCAAGCAGCTTGTCGTATGGCATGCCATCGCGAACGTCTTGGGTGTAGATGTAACGACCCTGGCTGTCCTTGACAGTGTCAAGCTGCGTAACCAAGTTAGTGTTACCAACCCAGAAAGCGTTGCGGCGGTAGCCCATAGGCATAGCACGGTAAGCTTTCTTCACAACGTCGTAGTTAAGCGCTGCAAGGTTAGCACCCATGTTGATCTTCTGGCCTGCTGGCAAAGCGCTCTTGCGGGTACGGATACCACGCGGCTTGCTTGTGCCGTCACCAGCCAAGAAAGCAATATTTTCCTGGTAGGCAATCTCTTCAGCGAGCTGCTTGGTCAAAAGCTGTTCAACAACGCTAAAGGCAGCTGCGTCCTGCTGAAACTCTTCAGTAAGAGGCACGATACCGGTAAGCTTTTTGGCGACAATGTCGAACCCAGAGAAGGTTGCCTTTGTCTTATTGTAGGCAGCCTCTTCAGCTGTCCAGGCTACCTGTGGCCGGCTAACTTGGCCAGGCACACGGAGGTTGGCAGGCGCGTTGCTAATAACGGTAGCAAACTGCCGGATAGGCGCAACGTCCACCATCTTCTCGACGATAGCCTTTTCAATGACGGTTGGCACGAGGTAACCACCATCAGCTTGCGTGGTGACGTTCTGGCTGTCTGCACGGTGGCCCATGCGACGTACCTCAATGTCAATGTCGGCGTATTCACGAGCAACTTCGCTGTCGATGCGGCGCAGTTCCTGCGTGTTACCAGTTCGGACAGCGTTAAACCATGCACGGGTCTGTGCGCGGCCTCGGTCGCTCTCGCTCATTTCTTTGTTGTGCTCAGCCATCTTGGCATGCCGGGCAGCACGTGCCTCAGCCTGCTTGCGAGCCTCTGCTTGGCGCTTCTCAATCTCTGCGGCCAATTGTTCCTTTGTGTAAGGCATATTTACTTTTATTCCTTTGTTATCGTTACTTTAATAACCTAATGACTCATCACCTTCATCTTCGGCCAATTCCTTTTCAAACTCTGCAATGATGCGCTCTGCCTCTTCATCGCTGATCGTCTCGGTTTCGTCTACCTCTGTGCTGGCGTCCTCTGTGGCCGCTTTATCTTCGGTAGCCTCTGCCGGGGCTTTCGGCTCAGCTTCAGCTGGCGTATCCTCTTCGGTCTTGGCTTCTGCTTTTGGTGCAATTTCGGTGGCTAGCTTTTCTTCTAAAGCTGCTAGCTGCTCTTGGAATGGTTTCATAGCTTCTGCTATTACCGCTTGTAGTTCCTCTTTGTTCATACGTGCCCCTTTTGGTTTAGCTGTTGTATTGTCGAGGGCTGCCTCAAGCTTGCGTGCTTCGCTGTAGTAGCGTTTCATCAAGCCCCTTGCCTCCTCTTCAGATATACTACCATCATTTAATGCACGAGTGGTAGCCCCTGTGTTAGACGGTATACCGACCAGGCTAATCTCAAAGAGTTGGTTTTGGAGATACTCAAGCCCTTCGTTTACCAGGTTTTCAAACCCAACGCTCCACGTACGGAGAAAGCCACGTGACACCTTACCCCACGCCCAGTTACCGCCGTACTCGCTCATGTCGTCTACGTCGAACTGCACAATAGCATCGTAGGCTCGCTCATCAGGCACTGGAATAATCTCCAGGACACGGCCGATATTACTTGCCGCATCGCTGTAATGATCCAGCTGCACAGTTGGGTTGTCCATAAAGCGCTTAAAGTCCCAGCCGTCAAACTTCAGGCTAGTGCCGTAGCTGTCTACAGACTCATCAGTAAACCGGATACGCACGGTGTGGTTATCTTCATCTACTGATTGGGGTACGCTGTTACGTAAAATAATGTTCATGGTTTATCTCCTAGCTTTATTCTATTACTGGTCAACTATTACTGGCAAGAGTACACAACGACAGTTTGGGTGACTTGGCGGGCCTACCATAGGCTCGTAGTCTACCTTTAGCGTGTGTGTCACAGGATTGCCTGCTTTGCTGGTTGTGGTCACCTCTAACCTGTCACCTAGCTCCACAAATGGTTTGTTCAGCTCCACAATCTTGCCATTAAGGCTTTGGCAGAACGGGCAGGCGTCACCTAGCTTGGTGTGCCATTCTTTGCCGGTCACAATGTCTGAATCATCCCAGCCGTATATGTCAGCCTGGCTGGCCGCTCGTACGCTCTCCGTGCGTGCAATGCGGTCTGCCCGCTTGCTGCTCATATCACCAAAGATATTCTCAACACGGGCACGTAGTTCGTTGCGGCTCTCGCCCTTGTCTATACCCTCGGCTAGCGTCAGCAGTATCTGCTTCTGGCTCTCGTCGTTTATGTCTACTGCGATCTTACGTGCGCGCTGCTTTACAAACTCAGAGACAGCCGGCACGTCTTTAGGCGGTTTAAAGTTCGGCAGCTGCGCCCAGGCGTCCTTGATCTGCTCTTTCATGAGCGTGGTATACAGCGGCATAAGCGCATCTTGTAGGTTAATGTCCCACTGCTCATCACTCATAATGAGCGCTAGCTGCTTATAGACAGGGTCAATGTCACGCTTTGCCAAGCTACGGTTGCCGTCCTCTACTTCGTTTAGCTCGTCAATCACAGCCTTGCGCTGTGCTTCAAAGTGCTTGCGGGCAGCCTTCCTAAAGCTTGCCTCGTACTTATCTAGCCGTGGCTGCATATCTGCCACCCGCTTTTCGCCTTGCCGGAATCTATCAGCGGCTCGCTTCTCTATCCTCTTTTTTTTTTGATTAGCTGCGCGCTTGAGCATGATAGCTAGCTCTCGCCTGGCACGTTTCTTGGCCTCGTCTGCCAGTTTCTTCTCATCTTGCTCTTTGTTGCCCTGCTCTTTGTCCTCGTCGCTCTCAGACGCTTCAGGCTCTTTGTCTTCAGCCTTTGGCTCTGGCTCGCTCTCTTCGCTCTTGCCAATCTCTACACGGCCAGACGGACGGTACAGCACGTCACCACCTTCGATAGGCGGCAGGTCTAATGTCTTGCGCACTTCATTAACTGTCATCCAGTTATTGATAGCTGCTGTGTTGGCGCTAGCCTCTACGCTCGAGTCGCTCGGTATAAAGTCTACAAAGGTAAGCTCGAGCGATGGGTCGAACGGATCAATCACGTACTTATTGATAAAGTTACAGAAAGCACGGACACGTGGCAGCAATGTGTACTTGGCAAAGTGATACTCTGCTGCTTCCATGTTAGCCCTGTTTGCCGACGTGATCATACCAAGCAGCGCTGGAGACACGCGAAACATTGCCAGTATCTCGTCACGGCTCAATTTGCGGCCTTCTAGAAAATCCATATCGCGTTGGGTCAGAACGAATTGCTTCGCAGAAGCGCCACCGCCAAGGACCATTGGTACATAAGCGTTTTGCCCACCACTGTAAAACTCGATAAGCTGCTGTTTTAGCCGCCTAAATGCTACGTCAGTCATCTGCTTTTCAGACTCGATGATCATACTAGGCCGTGCGCTGTTAGCAAAAAAGCGCTGGTTGTAGTCTACAGCCTTATCGTCAGTGTCTACTGCACCAGCTGCGGCTTGAATAACAGACATACCATTGCGCGGGCTAGCCGGGTTTGGCCGGTAGTCACGGTAAAATTGCCGCTCTGTGTCTGTGTTCATCCAGTAGTAGTCACCATAGCGCATAATCTCATCGCCAGTGTCTTTGTTTACCTTGTACTCTACTAGATGAGCAGGTAACACAGTAAGCGCTGCTGGTAGGCCTCGCATCTCGGTGTTTTCGCCCGTAGGCACAATGTAGCTCTCGCCGTTGATGTTCAGGTAGCTAGCGTGGAGGTACAGCATCTGCATACCATGCTGGCTGTCTGTTGGACTTTGTAGCAAAGAGAGTATAGGGTGCTCGGTAATCGTGCTACGGTTGCCGTTCCTGTCTGTCTTTACGAGCTGAAACTCAACACCGCTGAAAGCTTCAGCGATAAAGTCGTTAGCAGCAAAAACCCAGCCTTTGTTGGCTGTGACTTGGCTTGCTTTGTCTTTGTACTCTTTTATTTTGCCACCTTGGAATGATGGCATACCAGCGTTGTACGAATATACTCCGCCGTCATCGCTCAGGTAGTTGGCGCGTGATTCCGCCGGCTTCTCTTGCCGGTTTAGTACTGCGTCGTACACCCTTTGCAATAATCCTTTGTTATTGGTCATTAGCTTATCATCCTATTATTGTTAATAGCGAATCCAAATATCGCCCTCATCCTCATTAGAGATACCCATACAGATACTCCAGAATGAGTCACCATGTCCCTCTGGAGACTCGAGCGCTTGCAAAGCGTTGTCTACCATGAGGAGTTGGCTCGTCTGCCTTTGCTCATTGATCAGATTGATACGGTTATTAGTTATGAGCATGTCTAGGTTGGCGGCCATCTTTGTTTGGTTCTTGGCGTTTAATGTTACCGGCTCCATAACAGGGTTCAGTAATCCCTGCTCAGCAAATCCCTCAAATTCAGCCCTAGTATTATCATAGTACAGTTTAGAGACATTGAATAGTTCGCATATCTGGTTTAGCTCTTTGTACTGTTTCTCGTATTGCCAGCCGTCCATCCAGAATGAGTATATTTGGCGGTAGCTTATTATCTCGTCGCCGTCTTCTGTCTCGCTGTATTTCTTGATAAATAGCGCTAGGTGGCTTGGGTGGCGTTTCTTGCCTATGTCAAAGCCGCCTACAACTACAGCGTCGGCTAGTACCTTATTCCAATCTCGCTTTTTCCAGCACAGCTCTGTAGCTACGCTCTCTAGGGCTTCACGGTTGATATAGCTGTCTTCGTTATAGACAGGCTGCGCCATATACTCTTGGTTAAACGTCTTGTCGCCCTGTGCTGCCCTAATCTTCATAAGGTCATCGAACGTATAAAAGTCAGGCCATAGCACCTTCTCTGCTTTCCAGTCTAGGATGGCCGGCGTAAACCATTGGGCAAATAGCGTGCTCAATCCCTTGTCAAAGAAAAAGTCATCGTTTGTCTGCGGTGTACCGACAACGTAACACTCACCGCCTTTGTTTACCATAGGCAGCAGCTCCGTAGAGACAATACGGTTGATCTTGCGAATAACTGTAGGCTTAAGCTTATTCTCGGGGTCTTTTAGTGGGTCGTCTACGTAAATGAGGTTGGCGTGGATACCGCGCTTAAAGGCGAGGAGGCCGGCAGGCTTTACGAGGAACTTTGGCGCTTTGTCGAGCGTCTGGTTCGGGCCTACCTTCGCAAAGCCAAGCACAGAGTCTGTTTGGCTCTTGTAGTTGGTTAGCTCTGAATAAAATGGATTGATGGCTACGAGGCTACGCACCTTGGAGAGGTGGTAGGCTGCTAGCTCGCTGTTATAGCTAAAGTACCAACCCTCTACCGGGCTACGTCGCTTCTCTCTCTTAAAGCGTAATAAGTGCCACATGAGGCGAGCATACAGGCGTGTGCTCTTAAAGTGGCCACGGCCTGTGATGTACATAGCGTACGGGTGCTTATCCATGTGAGCACATACGTCAGCAACGTACTGCCCACTCACAAAGTCGCTTTGGAATGAGAGGGCAAATACATGGTTCACAAAGTAGTTAAAGTCATCAACTGCTCTGCGCTCGATCAGCTCCATCGCTGCTGCTGCTTTCAGTTCCAGCAACTCCCTCGATGATTCTTGTAAGTTCGTCATCGCTCATACCCTTAATCGCACCAGATATTTTTACTGTTGTTTCCGACTTGGTCGGTGCTTCAGCCCCTACAAGCTGTGCCGCTTGCTTTAATGCTGCTAGTGCGTTTGCCCTTTCTCCGTTTTTCATAGACTCGTAATACACGTGGTTGATCTTCTCAAGCTGCGTTTGTATAAAGTCTGGTATTTGCTCATCGTACGAGGCCTTGATACGCTTTTTAGCTGCTGCAATGTACTTTTGTGCTTGGCGCTCGCCAATACCCCACTGCTGCATGATTGTCTGCTTGATGATTGATACACGCGCACCATTCAACATCTGCGTTAGTACCATCTCAAGCCGCATGTCCGTTATCTCTGCGTCTTTACTATCGTTTTTTGTTATGTCTAGATCCTTAATGGGCGGCACTTTCGTCTTGGTGTCGCTTTTCACGTCTAGGTTGCGTCTCTGTGTCTTTGCCATGGTCACATTATACACCAAAAGAAAGAGACGCAACAATTGCTGCGTCTCACCATAAAGGAGGAATCTGGCAGCTGCGCCCACACACAGCTACCAAATATTCTACACCTTGTGCCAGTCTTTGCCAAGTACCCCTTTTGTACAGTCAAATACTTCGTCTGCGATATACCCACCTAGCTTATTGTCTTTGCGGTACACAATGTAGTTGTAACGTCGTGCAACCGCCTTTTGTTTTAAGCCTTCGAGTGTACCGTAGCTAAATACCTCGCCGTTACTCAGCCGGCGCGCTACCCACACGCCAGCTGGTATACCGATGCCTGTAATTTCCTTATCGCGGTACTTTATCTCTACTATCTCATATTCCATGTTTGTTTTGCCTGTTTATTAAAATGGAATGTCTGCGATGTTAATGTCAGATACTGGCGCTAGCTCATCGTAGTTAGCCTGTGGGGCTGTTTGTGTGTTACTACCGTCGCTATTGTTCTTACCGCCGATGAAAGCAAACTCATCTACCACCACATCGATCCTGCTACGATTGTTGCCGTTCTTGTCTTGCCAGCGGCTTTGATTTAGCCGGCCAGATACGAGTAGCGGGTCACCCTTGTGGAGGTACTGCGCGATCGTCTCACCGCCCTTATTCCATGCCGTACAGTCAATGTACGCAACGTCATCGTTTCGACCGTTTACTGCGAGCGTAAAGCTGGTTACGCTGTGCCCGCTGTTTGTTTGTTTTGTTTCAGGGTCACGGACTAGGTTGCCCATGACTACTGCTTTGCTAAAACCTTTTGCCATTTTGTTTTTCCTTTCTACTCTACGGCTACTTTTGTTTTCTTAATCACTGATACTGGCGGTAGCATGCCTATAATCTTGTCGGCTACTTCCTCTTCGAGCTTGGCAGCGTCTTGGTACTTCGATGAAAGCTCGTAGTCTTCTGCGAATGTATTATACTCAGACACCCAGAAGGCACGATTTTTACCAAAGTAACCTTTATACTCAACACTCACGTAATACTTTGTGTCCTGTCGCTTATCAAGCGACGTGGCGGCAAACTCCATGAGGACGTTGAACAGGCGTTTGCGTTTATTGATTTGCAAATCCTTAAACCGGTTAGTGTCGGTATCAATGAGAAACCTGTTATTTTTATCTATATGCGCATAGCAGTTATTGTCTAAATCATCGATATAGTAGTATTCGCTACCCTCACTGGCATAAACTTTAAACCCCATATAAGCCAGTTGCTGCTCAAGTTCACTGATCGTCATCGTTGACACTCTCAATCTCAAACTTACTACCGATAATTTTACCAACATGCTCTGCAACCGTCTGTGCTTTTTCGTGTGACAACCAAAGCGATGATGAGATAGCGGTATCGAGTGCTAGATTTTCGCCGTTTTTACCATATCCTGTAACATACAGCTTATAACCTACAACTCCATCGTCTTCGCATGTAGTGTATACTCGGTAGTCATCGTCTTCGCGCTTGTCTACTGGCGTATTAGCAAAATCAAAGACCGCTGCCATAATCGCTAAACTTTCTTTTTCATCAAGATTGTTTAACGCTGAATAGTAGGTATCGATATACCGCATACGCCATCTAGAGATTTTTGCAAAAGTATAGTTGCCGCGTACAACATAACAATGATTTGCCCCACGCTCAACGTCAAACCCTAGGCCTTTTAGTACTTCCTTAAATTCTTTTGCTGTCATAGATTACCTGCCTTAATCTTATAATTAGTTTTGACTGCTTCGAGGTGTTGCGCGATCTTCTCTGCAAACTCAATAGCTTGTAGGTCTGTGAGGCCTTCCACCTTAAACTCGATAGCGTCGATAGCGGCCATGATCTTTTCTTTGTCTGGCGCTGCCGCTGCCTTGCGAGCTTCCTCGGCCGCTTTAGCTTCCGCTTCGGCCTTGGCACGCTCTTCTGCTTCCTTCTCGGCGCGGAGTCGTGCGGCTTCTGCTTCTGCCTCTGCCTGCTTGCGCCTGGCCTCTGCAGCCTCAGCTTCCGCCTTGGCTGCGCGCTCAGCTTCAGCCTTACGCTTGGCCTCTTCAGCTTCTGCCGCCGCTTTGGCGTCTTCGTTTGCTTGCTTCAGCTGTGCCAGCAGCTGCTCGAACTTCTCATCGCTCAAGCTGGTAAGTGTCGGCTCGTACAAACTAATGTCGTCCGTGTACATCATCAGCTTGGCGCGCCGTTCTGCCAGCTTTTCCTCTTGCTGTTTCTTCAAAAGGTTCTCGGCAAACTTCTCTTGGTCTTCGAGATACTTCTCAGCTTCACCAATGATCTTTGCCGCTTCACGGTTTACAAAGTCGATTGCCTTTGACTGCTTCAACACGTCTGCCTTCAAAAAGTCATGTGTCTTTTTGATCTTGACGCGCTGGCCGCGGAGTGCAAGCCGCATCTTGCGAGCTTTCTGCATCTCCTCTTTTTGCGACACGTCAGTCACCACAATGTCTTTGTAAGTTGCGAGAATCTCGCCAGCTTCAGTGAATGGTGCGCCGTAAGCTTTAATGAGCTGCTCGGCGTCTGTAATTTCCAGCCCCGACTTTACGAGGCCGTCGCGAATGTCTAGTACTTGGCTATTTGTCGCCATCTTCTGCCCCCTTTCTTATTTGTTCAATGTCGCGCCGCACACGGGCTACTGCCTCGCGTCCGTTCGCTGCTGTGTACGCCATCAGCTGCTCGAATAGCTCTTCTGCGTTTGTCACTTCTGGCAAGTCGTTCTTGTCTTTGCCAAAGCCTTCAATCACGGTGTCTGCCACGATCAGCATGATGGCGCGCATCTTTGGGTCTATTTCCATTATCCCCCTTTTGTTTACTATTGCTGTTCAAGTGCGAGCTTTTGGATTTTCTTGCGCTTCCTCAAGTCTGCCTTAATGTCATCAATGACGTGAGACGCCTCAAGCGCCCAAGTCGCACGGTTTTGCATAATGGCAAGGTCTACAACGTCTTCTGCGGTCAAATCAACCTTGCTATTTTTGTTGTTTATTTGCTCAAGCAAGATAGTACGAGCAGCTTCGCACGCCATGTACATCATAGCTGCACGCATTACCTTATTGCGATCTTCGATACGGTTTTGTAAATTGGCCATCTGGTCTTTACTCCTAATTTTTAATGTTCAAGTTTAGTTGTGTTATGTGTAATAGTTGTTTCTCGTCCTGTTTAGTATCCTTTCATCTTACTTATCTGCTCTTATTATAGCAAATGCTCGACGAAAAACAATAGAAATTACAAAGATTTTTTACTTTTCGTCTGTGGAAAAGTCTATAACGGCAAAGTCTTCGATTGCTTTGTCTGGATCACCATTAGTGTATACCATTACGTCTGTGTGTATGCGGGCCACTTTGCGTACGTTATTAAAGTTTTTGGCTGCGTACTTGCTCGTGTCTGTGTTCTCGATAAAGATAATGTGGTTGTACAGGTCAACTTGCCCGTTGTAGTCATCGATATATTTTTTGGTGAGATACGGTACATCCTTGATAGCGCCGCCGTTCTTTACGTCCGCACGCTCATAGTTGCCAATGGCGATGATAAAGCGGTTTGGCTTCATTTTCTTTGCCAGGTCGGACAGTAGTAAGTCGCTGTGCTTGTCGTCTGTGTTCATGTCGTATAGCACCAGGTCTACTGTTTGGTCGGGGTGATCAATAAAGTAACCGGTAATGTCGCCGTTTACGTAGGCTAGCCCGCCATCATTTGGCGTGAGTATCTCGGCCGCTTCAGCTTCTAAATCTGCATCGTTAGCTTGCAAGCCGATAAAGTTATAGCCGTTTTTAGCCGCTACGAGGCCCGGTGCGCCGTTTGTCGGGTTAAGATGCATAATGAGGCCACCCTGCGGACAAAACCACTCATACAGCGTTTGGTACAGCGTGGGGCTACGTTCTCCGGTGTCTACTCCCGACTCCGCCCACAGTTCATCGCTTTTGATCCAGTCTAGCTTGCGTCCGTCTATGACAGACTCAGGCAATAGCTTTGTGCCACTTGGTGATATGAGCCGTTCGGTGTCTAGGTCTTTAATCTCTAGCTTATCTAGCCGTAGCTCCAGGTAGTCTTGATCAAATTTTAGCTCGTCTAGAATCTCTTCAAGCTTTAGCTCGTCATAGCGGCCGCTAATGGCTTGGCTATTCAGTAGCACGTTTAGTTTTATCTTATCGTGATCGTCCAGGTTTAGGCGGATACATGGCACCTCAATAAGTCCGGCGGCTTGGGCAGCTCGTGTGCGCTGGTGGCCGCCAATGATCGTGTTGTCGTGATTGATAATTACAGGGTCGACGAGGCCAAACGTCTTTATAGACGACACAAGCCCCGCAAACTCATCCTTATCGATAATGCGGGGGTTTCTCTCGTCAAATTTTAACTGGTTTATGTTGATGTGCTCGATCTTCATAGTATCCTTTCTAAAATGATAAGGGCCTCGTGGGACAAGCTGCACGGCCCTTATCTGTATATTAGCACAAACCTAGTTCTTTGGCTTTATCTTTAGCGGCTTGGCCTTTTACAGCCGCTAGTTGCTTGCTCTCATCCTCGGTAATAGGCTCGACAATGTAATCGCCAGACGCTCCGGCAATCTGATCAATCACACATAGCCCACCAGAGTGACCAAGCACGGTGTTGTTGTAAACGGTCACGCGTGCCTGTACTGGCTTGCCGGCGAGAAACTTCCAGCCTTTCTTGGTCACAGTCCAGGTGCGTGAGATATGTTTGCCTTTGGCGTCCTTTACCTTTGCTACTAGCCCATGGAGACGTAACTTGGTCATTTGCGTACGTACAGAAAATGGCCGGTCAATCTCGCCAGAGTCGACATGGCGCGGGTTGCTTTTGTGTTCTGCTGCTTGGCGGGCTGTAATACGGCCCATGTCCTTCAACATGTAAACCATAGCTGGTGTGATCTTGTACTTGTAAAGTTGGATCTTACGGCCACAGTGCTTGCATGTACCGTTGTTGTCGCGTGCTTCAAGGATTGCTTTTACTGTAGTTTCAATTTTGCCCGACATGTTACATCTTCTCCAGGTAAGTGTCTACTAGCGCTTCGTTTAGCATTTGGTCTACGTCGTCCCACTCTTGCTGTGCTTGCTTGCGCCGACTGATAAAGTTTTTGATTGTGTTGATAATACTCATTTGGCTATTGTCCTTTCGCCTTAAGTTGTTGATAGTTTCAGTATATATGCTCGACGTTAGAATGTCAACACTATTTTTAAGAAAAACCCAACTTTATTGTTGGGTGTTATCCTCAAGCCATTTTTTGATGAAAGCGTCACGCTCTTGCTTATTAGCCATACGCTTGTAGTCGTGCCCGCACTCATCACGCCAAGCCCTGTTAGCCTCAGCCTCTGGCCATTCGCTGCGATTGTCTTTCTGGCCGCCCATAGCTAGACGCTGCTCTGGTGGTAGCTTGCTCTCCTCTTGTATCATTTTCATGTGCTGTACAGAGTTTTTGGCGAATAGCTCCGTTGTGCCGTCTGCCATCTTTACTGGCATCAGGTTGAAAAACTCAACCATACGTTTCACCTCTTGTTGGGTATTACCCTCAATAGTGTG